TTGTTCTTCTTCCCGGTGTAGGGACTCGCCGACGTCGAGGAGGAGGCCGGGGGTGCCGCCGGCGCGGAGGCGACGGCCTCGCCGTTGATCATCCGGTCCCACGCACTGCGGTCCCGCAGGCGATTCAGGTCCAGTGTGCCCGAGTAGCCGGGCAGGCTGCCGTCCTCGGTGTACTGGTGAATGAGGGGCTGTCCCCAGTAGGAGACCGACGGCACGGCCGGGTCCGAGTAGGGGCGACCGTAGTCCGAGTAGTCCGGGCCGCCGGCGTACCAGAGCGGGTACTGGGCGGCCACGGCGGACCAGCCGTACCCGTTGACGGCGCTGCCGTTCATGTAGATGCCTGGCGTGGAGCCCGTCAGCGACTTCACGGTGTCCAGGAACGCCTTCGCCCAGCCGGGTCCCTGCGGCACCGCGTTGTCCTCCCAGTCGAGCCAGAGCGTGGCCCGGCTGCGGAGAGCGCCGACGGCGGACACGAAGTAGCGGGCCTGCGCGGCCGCGTCACCTGGGCGGGCGAAGTGGTAGAAGCCGAGACGCTTCGAGGCCGCCAGCGTGGCGTTGGCCTGAGAGACCATGTACGGGTTGACGTAGTCGTCGTCCTCGGTCGCCTTGACGATCACGAAGTCGGCCCAGATTGCGGCGATATTGAGCCCGCCCTGGTGACTGGAGATGTCAATGCCGTGCGCGTGCGCCGGTGCCGAGGAGACAGCAGGGGCGGCGGGCTTGGAGGCCGGCTTCCCCTTCGCGAACTCGGGCCACTGCTGGAAGAACTTCGCTTCGTTGAACCGGTGGCAGGACGTCCAAGCTCCGCGCTGCGTATGCGGGTGCTCGCTGTAGCGAGCCGTGCGGGTCTCCTGGCCGGTCTGGTCACCGGGGGCACCATAGATGTCGCCGGTCTCGGCGATCCATGCCTCCGACTCCAGCGGGTCGTAGCCGTCCTCGACGATGACGATGACGTGGCCGACGCCGCCCTCGTTCCCGGCGGACAGGACGATGTCGCCCACCCGGAATCCGCCATCCGGTGTCAGGTTCTCATCCGGCCAGTTGACCTCCTCGAAGCCACGGGCCTCCATACCGGCCCGGAGGTTCCCGGTCCAGAAGTCGTTGGGTTCGAGCAACGCCTTGTGTCCCCATGGCACTCTGTACGTGTGGTGGAGGCCGTAGGAAATCGATCCGGCAACTAGGGACGAGCAGTCCGCGCTCTGCGGGCTGGACACGCGCCCGTGGGCGTCCGCCGCCGCGTACCAGCTGCGGCGATCCTCCCCCTGGCTGTAACCGACGGGCTCGACGTCGCAGATACGCCGGGCGATCTCAGCGGTGACACTGCCGACGCTCACAGGACGCCTCCCTGCTGCTCCTCCCAGCCCGCGGCGAAATTGACCGGACCGGCCTTGAACGGTGACAGCCAGGCGCGGGAAATGTTCTTGTAGGTCTTGCCGGTGACGATGATCTGCTCGCCGGGGCCGACAATCGCGTCCTTCTGGAGCGATTTGATGTCCTTCGCCTCGGGCGAGACGGACTGCATATAGACGTCGATTCTCTTATCGACCTCCTCCTTGCAATTACGCAGGATGTCGCGGCGGGCGAATTCGACAGAAACGCGCTCAGCCAGCGCATAGAAATCAGTATCGGCGGCGAATCGGAGTCCGCGCTCCGACGTGTCCATGAATCCAGGATTTGCCATCAGGCCATGCTCCTCGGGTTTGCTAGTGCGAACAGGGTGGAATAGGAGGAATCTCCGGTGATGGAGAATGTTCCGCCTGTCCCGTACGCTCCGGTAAAACCGCAGCGAATCTTTGGGTCCTGACCGGCCGGGACAACACGCACCCCGGTCACGGTCACGGACGCGCCAGTAGAGTCATTGGGGAAGCGCGCCCTATAGGGGCGGTCCAGGAGAAGCACGGTCGCGTCAATATCTCCCGCGCTCACGCGCCCCCACACCGTGAAAGAGACCTGAACAATACGGTCATAAGGGCGCACACCAAGGTCGACCTGCGCCGCACCCGAGTACTGGTTATTGCCCAGCTTCAGGGTATTTGCAACAACCACGCTAGCCTCTACGGCCTGCACCTCATTGACGGGGCGCAAAATCCAGCGGCCACCATTCTTGGAGCCGTCGGAGCGGTACAGGATCCCGCCGACGTCCAGGTAGGCGGGGTGCGCCGCCGTCGGTGCGTGGCCGATAGCCTCAGCCCGGCTCAGGGTCTCGCGGGCGGCCGCAACGGACTGTGCCGGGAAAACGATCCCAGCCGTGTCGAAAGCACTAGTCCAGGCAGACAGCAGGTCATCCCCGGCCGCCGGGATCGTGACACCCTTCCAATGAGTCTCAGGCATTCCATTTCCTCACTTCGTGTAGGAGACTTCAATAGTCAGGTCATGGGACCAATAGCCGTAGGAGGCGCTTCCCTTGGTCTCGAAAGATATCCCGCGGAAATAGCCGCCCTTCCAGCTGTTCCACTGGTCTCGGGGAATCTGAATCCAACGGCCGTCACCACGGCCCCAGCCGCCGGACTCATACCACCTGTTACCGCCACCGGAATAGGAGCCGGGCGCGGACTGGAAACCATGAGAGCCGATACTGGCGACGCCGGTCTGCCCATACCAGTGCTTCGCGTACGCATAGACGCGCATATTCGTGATGGTCGCACCAGCCAGGTCCCCGGTCATATTCGGGAAACCAATCAAGGAATTGTATGTCCAAGAACCGTATGAGCCCTGTGGCATATTGTCAGGCCACGACGAATCGGGGGAGCCATTAGAATATGCGCGCCACCAATTCGACCGGTACGTCTTGACGTAATTCTGCTTCGGCTTCGGCTGCTCCGCCGGTTTCGTGACACCAAGAGACACCGTGTGGTTCGGCTGGACGGTCTTCTCCGGGGCCAGCCCCAGGTCGTTGACCAGCACATAGGGCGTCGGGAGGCTCGCGTCCTCCTTCGTCAAAACAACGCCCTCGCTGCCATAGGCCGAGGCGGCTAGGAACAGGAACCGGTACGTGCCCGACGTGCTCACGGTAAACGGCTGGAACACTGCATGTGACGTTTGAAGTTGGTTCCGGTTCTCCGAGGCTAGGCGCACCCGGAACTCGAAATTATCCGTCGCCCCGTTCCCGACCGGGGCGCATTGCAACCGCGCTTCCAGCATGGCGTTCTGCTTCTGCGCATACCATGTCAGCATCGTCGCCACCTGATACAGGCGGCCAGCCTCCAGGTCGACGACGATCTCATACATCGAATCGACCGAGCGCACGATGTGCGCGCCATTCGCGCCCCACGACCAGCAGTCGCCCCAGGCGATCACGCCACGGGGCAGGGCGGCCAAGGTGTCGGCCAGGTCGGTGCCGCGCCAGGTGAGGCGGTCTGCGACGGAGAGGGACTGTGTTGTGACTTCGCCGTCGCCGGTGATCGTGGCTTTGGCGAGCCCGTCGGTGCCGGTGATCGACAGGAAATCGGACCCAGCGGTACCGAGCGTGACCACTTCCGTCGGCTGGCCGCCGACCGTCTTCACCACGTGCAGGCCCGTGTGATCCATGATCGCCGCATCACCGGAGGGGTCACCGGCCACGATCCGCGTAGACAGGCGGATCGTGTCAGCCAGCAACTCGCCCGTGATCTTCGCCTGCCCGGCTTGGAGCATCTGCGTCGTGACCTTTGCGAACACGGCGATCTTCGCCCACAGCTCCTCCGAGGCGACGACCTTGCTCGCGTTGACCGCGCCGTCGGCGATCTCCACGCTCCCGACGCTGCCGGGCACGAGAACACGGCCAGCAACCATCAGGTAGTCCTGCCACTGCTTCGCGGCGGCGGACCACACCTTGACGCCGGTGGCCTGGTGATTCTCCCCGGCCACGACCCACAGGTCTCCGTCCGCCGGCGAGTCCGGTCCTTGGGGCCCCACGGTCACCCGGTCGCCTGCCCGCTTCAGGGCGTTGGCGGCCGCCTCGCTCGACGTCTTCGCGGCGTCCTTCGCGGTCTTGACCTCCTCGGACAGGCGCTTCTGCGCCGCGTCGATCTCGGCCTTGGCGGCGTCGAGCTCGGCCTTGGTGCCGGCCGCCTCGAGGGCGATCTGCCCCGTCACCCCGGTGGGCCGGGCCTGGCCGCCCTCAGGCAGGGAGGCCGGGCTCACCACCTGGTAGACGCGGCCGGTGCCGTCCTGTAGACAGACGCACTCAGCGCCGACCGCGGTCACGCCGCCGTCGGCCGGGGCCACGACCTCACTCACGGGGTCATCGGCCGGCAGCTCGACGCGCACCATGCCGCCGTCCAGGACGTCGAGGACACGGCCAGTGGCCCACGTGCCCGCCTGCGAGCCGCTGCCGTAGGACGCCTGCTGCGACGCCGTCGACGTCCTGGGGGACGGCTTACGGTCGAGCCAGAGATTCGGCTTCACCATGCGAGCTCCTCGACGTCGACTCTCATGTGCCCACCGGGCTTGTCCACCGGCAGGCTGTAGGCGGTCACCTTGCCGACGATGATTTCCCCGCCGTCGGTGTGGACAGCGATCACGTCGCCGGCCTCCAGGCGGGGGTCAGCGGCGATCTCCACCGACCGCTCGGAGGCGGCCTCCAGGGCGTGCCGCATGTAGGTGCCGGCCGCCTTCCTGACCGCGGCCGCCGACGACGCGGCATTGAATTCGCGCCGGTCCGTGACCCACCCGTAGACGGCGGGCTCGTAGGGCCAGGACGCTGATACGGCGGTGCCGGTCCATTTGATGACCGGTTTCCGCTGGTCCTCCTGCTGGGGGCTGCCGACGACGACCCACCGGTTCGGGCGGCGCTCCACGCTCTTGCGGGGCGCCTCCACGAGCAGGTCACGGCCCGTGTATCGGGCTACCGGCTCGGAGCCGTCGGTCTGTGCCCACAGGTGCAGGCACCCGTCGGCCTTCACCGCCCAGTTCAAACCCCGCGCCACGCACAGGTCCCGGATGGCCTCAGACCTGCTGTGACCCCACTGGGTGTTCGGGTGCACTCTCGGGTTTGGGGCACCAGGGTCCAGCACCACCGGGAGGGTTCCGGCGAGCCGCTGCGCCTCAGACAGGGCTGTCGCGCCGCGGGGCGGGGACGAGGGCCAGGGCATCGGGTCCTGCTCGAGGAGCTGCATCAGGTCCAGCGCCTCGACCTTGACCGTCCCGTTGTCCTGCTCGTCCCAGGACTGGTGCTGCCACCATCCGAGGTCGACCTCGTCGCGGCCCTCCCTGGTCTCGAGCAGGGCGGTGACATGCGACCGCTGCCCGTAGTTGTTGAGGGCGGCCCCTGGCGACTCGGGCACCCACCCTGAGGGGCAGGTGTAGGTCAGTTTGCCGGGGACGACGCGGTCGGACGCCCAGTCGATCTGTACGTCCTCGCAGGGGACGTCGACGGCGAGGACGCGGCCGCCTAGGTGGACGTCGATCCTGGCTCCGACGGCGACGGGGCCGGCCAGGGCCTCAGTGGACGGGCCGGGTCTCATGGCATTCCCTGCACGCGCTTGGCGACCTCGAGGGCGGACCATGCCTGCCAGCCCGGAGTGTCGGGGTGCGCCTCGCCGTAGTCCGCCCATTCACCCCAGGTGGTGACGGGCACGGCCCCCTGCGGCGAGTTCTCGGCGCGGGGCTCGTGCTCGATCCATTTGATGGTGACCTCGATGAGCTCGCCCGTGACCCGCTTCCGGGTGACGCCGTTGACGATGACGGTGCGCGGCGGGACACCCGGCACCGGCATGGTCGGTATCAGCATGATTGGGGCGTGCGATTGGAGCACCCACCACAGGTAGGGCTCGGTCTCCGGGGTGCAGGTGACGACGCCGGTGCCGGTCATAGGCTCGTCACGGATGGCCCACCGGGTGACCCCAGCGACGCGCGACGCCGTCGAGTCCCAGTCCAGCGGGTCACCGTTGTGCTCGTAGGCCAGGCCAGGGGCGGAGCGCCCGTCAGCCCCGGCCACGAGTACCCCATACCAGTCACCCGTGGGGCGGGTAAGCGACACAGTGTCGCCACCCGCCCGGTACACGGTCTCGACGCCGGGCGCGGCCAGGCCGTCAGCCACAAGGTGCTGGCCCTGGCCGAGGCGGGCCAGGACACGGTCACCAGCGGTCACCGTGACCGGCCCGTCCACCAGCAGGGACGGCAGACCCGACGCGGCCCCGATCCACCCCTTGAGCGCCATGGCAGCTCCTCTCAGTCGTCGCGGGACGCGTCAATGGCGACACGCTCCGCTTCCACCTTCATCCGGCCGATGAGCCGGTCATCGACGTCACGGATCACCAGGGTGTCCGGGGCGTGGTTCTCGCGGGCTAGGAGCTGGTCGATCTTGGACCACTGCCCGCCCGTGAAAATAGCCTCCGGCTGCCGGGTCTGGTTGGTGACCACCTGTGTCCCCGGCTGGAGCCAACCGCCGCTGTCGTACTTGAAGATGCCGGCGCTCGGGCTCCCGTAGATGGGAATCTCCCGAACCGGAACATTGAAGGTCGGGGCCTCGATCATCATGCCGTTGCCGGAAGCGACGGCGACGTGATGAGCACCTCCACCGCCGACGGAGCCACCCCAGAACAGCAGCGTGCCGGGCACGTTGGGGTTGCCCGGCGTCGAAGCCGCCTGGAACGTTGACGCCGTGTGACGGGGCACGTTGTGGCCGAGCGCGCGAAGCGCCCACACGATCAGGCCCGAGCAGTCGACGCCGCCGGGCACGTCGACGCCACCCCACACGTAGGGAGTGCCGATCGCCAGGCGGGCCTGTCCGACCAGGTCGGACGCCACCATGTGCTCCGTCTTGCCCTTCACGTAGTCCGCGACACCGTCGATGATCTTCTTGGGGATGGCCTTGCCAGCCTCCCAGAAAGCGCCACCGAAGTTGCCGCCGTCGATGAGCTTGTTCACCGGCACCCGGATGAGGTTCTCGACCGCGCCGAGCGGGTCAGCGATGATGTCGGCCGCCTTGGACGCCTTGTCAGAGACCCAGTCCCATGCGGACTTCGCGCCGGACTTGATGGAGCCCCAGATACCGCCGTCAGCGAAGGCGCTGATGCCAGCATCCCCGCCGGGGATGGGGCGGCCACGGCGGGCCGCCCAGTTCATCGCGGCGACCATGCGGGGCCCGCCGACGGCGCGCGTCCACTCGGGCCGCATGATGGCCTCACCGCCGGACAGGGCCAGGGAGCCGCCACCGTCGGGGGACACGAAGTGGTAGATGTCCTTGCCCGGGCTGTAGCCCGGCAGGACACCACCAGTCGCGTACCCGGCGATCGGGCTGACGGTCGGCATCCGCAGCTCAAGACCGAGCTTCTCCATGACCTTGTCAACAAGCCACTTAATACCGTTCGTGTAAACGGTATTGATGACAAAGTTGATGGGCTTAGCGGCCGCACCCTTCACCTTATCGAAGGCGTTGGAAATGCCGTCCTTCATGCCGTTGAAAGCATCCTTGATGCCATTAACGACAGTATTGATTGCCGGCTTCACCGTGTTGGTCAGGAAATCAGACCAGCCCTGAATCTTGTTGGTGATCCAGTTAATGACCGGACTGATTACGTTGTTCCACAGCCACATCCAGACCGCGCCCATGGCCCGCACTGACACGTTAATGACAGAGGCGACAACGTTAATCACCGGGACGAGGACACTGGACATGACGGAAATCCACGAGGAAATCCAGTTGATGACCGTGCCAATCAGGCGGGCGAGGACCGGGAGGACCGCCGCGATGATCGGCGTGATGACGCTGATGACCGTCCCGATTATGGACACCAGGGGCGGCAGAATCGCCGAGATCACGGACATCACCGCGGAGATGACCCGCTGGAGAGGCGGCATGATCGCAGCAATCACCTGCACGATCACCGGCATGACCGCGTTGACCAGGTTCATCAGAATCGGCATGAGCAGGTTCAGCGCCTGCACCAGGATGTTCGCGATCTGGTCAATCACCGGTGCGACGGCGGCGGCCACCATGGAGAACATCTGCCCCAGGAGGGGCAGGACCGTCGCCGCGATCTGTGTCAGCGGCGGCAGGAGAGCCGCCATGACACGGGTGAGAGCCCCAAAGATCGAGGTGACGATCGGCGTGGCCGCTGCGACCAGCTGCCCGAACACCTGCGCGAGAACCGGGACGATGACCTGCGCCATGTTCGCGAGCAGGGGTGCCACGACGTTCAGCGCCGAGCCGAGGGAGTCACCGAGGATGCCGGCGATGGTCCCGAGCTGGGAGCCGAGCGCCTGGAGAGCCCCTGAGATCGCCGGCGACTGGAACGCCTCTCCGAGGGTCTTGAAAGCCCCGGAGATGGCGTCGCGTAGCAGCTGGCTGTGCATCATCATCGACGTGAACAGGCCGATGACGATGCCGACGGGGCCGGTCAGGCCAGAGAACACGCCGCCGATGAGCGGGATCTGTGTCAGGAGTGGGCCGAGGGCGCCCACCAGGCCGCCGATGATCGGCGTCAGCCCGCCGAGGGTTTGCCCCAGTTGTGAGAAACCACCCGAGCTCTTGAGCTTGATGATCGCCTCACCGACGCGTTCACCGAAACCAACAATCCCTTCAGTCATGGTGTTGATCTTGCCGGCGATTACGTCGACGCCAATGGCCTTAATAATTGCGGACATGGCTTTCCTGATGCGGTTGCCCGCGTTCGTGAAAGCCGTCGCGATACCGAGGGTTGCGGTACGCGCCTGCGTGTCAAAAGACGCAACACCCTCCATCCCCTCCGAGTTAAGCTTCAACAACGCGTTGTTGAAGTCCTCGAAGGTGACGGTGCCATCCTTCATCGCGGCGTACAAAAGCGTCGAGTTGCTCTCCGCGCCGAGGATGGACTGAGCGATCTGGTTCATCTGACCAGGCATCGCGTTCGTCATGGAGCGCCAGGCCATCATGTCGACCTTGCCGACGGCCATCTGCTGCCGGTACTGCTCCATAGCGTTGGCGGCCAGCGTCGTCGACGCACCACCAGCGAGGAGGGCGTTGTTCATCGCCAGGGAGATGTCCGTGGCCTTCGTGAGGTCACCGGTCAGCGGGGCGATGCCCTGCACCATCCTGACGATGTCGTCGGTGGCTGTTGGCAGGCCGTCCAGGGAGTCGCTGATGCGGTTGATCTGCTTGTCCGCTTCCTCCGCCGAGTAGCCGATGTTGGCCATGACGCGGGGGAAGGTGAACAGCTGGTCGGCGCGCTGGACCGCGCCGCCGAGGTTCGCGCCGATGACGGATGCGAGCCCAGCAACAGCGACGCCGGCGGCCTTCGCGCCGGTGCTGATAGCGCCCTGGAGAGCGTTACCGACGGCGGTAGACAGGGAGGCGGCGGCGTTGATGGCGGCGGACGCGCCGGAGGAGATCGCGGAGCCGATCTTGCCGCCCACGCTGGCGAACGCGGAGCCGATCTTCCCTGGGAGCGCCTGCACCGGGGCCGGCATCTTCGCCCAGGCAGACGACCACGTCGCCTGGATACCGGACAGGGCGTTGCCGATCACGCCGCTGGTAGCGCGCAGGTTCGCGCCGACGTAGGAGAAGGCGCTACTGATGGGGGCGGTGAACTTCTGGAAGACGCCACCGACGCGGGACGCGACACCAGAGAAGGCGTTGCCGACGCTGGATGCGGCTCCCCGCGCGGCGTTGACAGCGGACTGGAAGCCGCTGACGATGGGGGCGGTGGCACGCTGCCAGGCCGCGGAGATCGGGGCGGACACCGCGCTGAACGCGCGCGCCAGGTTGGCGGTCGCTGCCTGCCAGACAGCCCCGATACGGCCTGAAGCCGCCTGGAAGTGCGCCTGGATAGCGGCCAGAGCCTTCGCCGCGCCGGGCGCGAGGCGCGTGAACGTCCCCTGCCAGGCAGTGTTGATGAACCCGGCGGCCTCGCCGGCGATACGGCTGGACGCGGCGAACGCCTGACCCACAAGGCGGGCAGCGTCAGTGGCTGCGCTGAACCCCGCCGCCGACTTCGACGCCAGGGCCGACAGGGCCGCCGGAATCTGCCCGCCGCGCCGGATCGCCGTACCGATGCCGTCGACGATCCGGTCGCCGACCTTCTGGCCGGCCTTCTGCGCCGGGGCCCCTGAGAACGCCTGTGCGACGGCCTCAGGGGCGCCCCGCAGGGAGGGGACCAGCTGGACGTAGGCGGTTGCGAGCTCGATGGCTCCTCCGGCGACTCCGGCCATGCTGGCCCCCTATCCTCTATGCGGTTTTCTGTTGCCTCGCCTTGAACCGGCGGAGGCGCTCGGCCTCCCAGGCGGCATCGTCTTCCTGGGTCTTGCGCCACCCGACCGGGGGTGGTTCTGGTGGCGGCGGTGGTTTCGCCTTGTCGTCGCCGAGTAGAGCGACCAGGGCGGTGACGACGCTGTGACCGGCGCTGAGCGCGGCCGTGGTCTCGTCGGACCAGGCGAGCGAGCCCCCGGTGCGCCGGTAGAGGGTGGCGCCCGGGGGCAGCCCCTCAATGAGGGCCATGCACCGGCGCATCGTGAGTTTCCCGCGCCACAGGTCGAGCAGGTCAACGCCGTAGTAGCGTTGGAGGTCTGCCTCGATGGCCTGCCCCTCCTCCCTGAGGAGGATGGGCAGGCGGGTCAGTTTCCCATGCCGAGCGCCTCGAAAATCTCCATGGCGGCCTGCACGGCGAGGGTGAACCTCACGCGCCCGGTCTCGTCTGCGCAGCACTCACGCAGGAACCGTGCCCGCTCACGCTCATCGGGGAAGACGATCTCGAGGAACGGGCCGGGGACGCTCTGCGTGAGCTTGGACATGGCCTCGTAGTCGTCGAGGTCGTCAGAGGTGACCTCGATGTGGAAGCCCTTGTAGTCGGTGACCAGGGTGCCGCCGGTGGCTTCGGCCTGCTGTAGGCGGTCCTGGGGGACGGCCGCGCCGGCCTCAGCGGCGCGCTGTGCGGTCGCGCCTGGGGCGGTCTGACGGTACGGGCGGTTGCGGTTCTTCTTCTTGCTCATGGTCGGTCCTTCCTAGGTGTGGGGTCGGTCAGACGGGGGTGCCTCCTGGTGGGCGAGGACCGACCCAAGTCGCCCACCAGGAGGAGATTTGTCACGCGGCCTTGAACGCCTCGTCGTCCGTCAGCATCGTGATGTCGCCCGTGAAAGTCCCGGTGACCTTATAGGCGACGTCGTCGGTGTTCGCGAGCTTGAAGCCCTCACGCTCACCGATCTGGAAGTTCTCGCAGTGCCACAGGTACTTGTGGCCGTTGGCCTCGGCGTAGACGATGATCGCGACGTTCTCGACCTTCCGGGACGAGGACAGGATGTGCTTGATGACGCCGGAGTCCTCCGAGGACGCCTTCACGGTCCACTGGAGCTTGAGCGTGTCGATGTTGGACTGGAGGGCCGTGAACGTCAGACCGGAGTCGGACTCGGTCATCTGCACCTTGTAGACGCGGTTGCCCTGGTGGGCGCGCCGCTTGTCCACGGAGTCGTCAGCGGTGAACTCAATGCCGTCCTTGTCGATCCAACCGACCTCCTTGAAGGTGGCGGGGATGGCGAGGGTGGTGGGGGCCTTGGTGCCGGCCGGGGCGAGAGCAACGCAGTCATCATCTGAGCCAGCAGTGATGATCTGCATCGCGTTTAGCTTCTCGTAGGACACGGATTTTCCTTTCAGCGGGTGAGTTGGTGTCTGATTTCGACGGTCCAGCGGTATCGGTCCCACCCGCTGGTGGTCGGCGGCTCATGGCTGGGGCCACCGACCTCGGTTCGCCGTATGACACGAATGCCGCCCGGGAGGGGCGGCATCGGGTTGAAGATCGCGGCTCTGGCTTCGAGACAGAGCGCGTACGCGGATGACTTGGTGGGCGCCCACGCCTCGACCGTGATCCGTGGAGCGTCCACGGCCAGGCCACGGGTGCCTCCGACACGGTCGATGAGGACGAACCGGCCGGGCGGGTCCCTCGGCAGGAATCCGTAGACGGGGACGCCGGCGAGACGTTCAGCGAGGTAGCGGCGGAGGCCGTCGATGATGTCGGGCTGTTCCATGCCGCTCACCTGCCAGCGTCCAGGGCCTTCATGAGGACGTTGCTCTCGGCCTGTGCCTTGCGGCCCTCGTCGTCGGCGGTACGCACCTGGGAGGCGTACCGGTTGATGCGCTTGTCGCGTCGGCGCACGAAGAATCCGGGGCCGGCGGCCGCCCTGATGCGTTCGGCGCGGGCATCCAGGTCAGCGACGACGCCGGGCGCGTTCAGGAGCGCCCGCACCCCGGCGGGATTCATGACGACCTTGACCTTGCTCATTGGGCGGCCTCCCAGCGTTTCGTGATGACGGCGATGTGCGACAGGCGCCCGGTGGGCGACTGGTTGGGGATCGGCAGTCCGACGATCACCCAGTCGTGGCCGGGGTCGTCGGGGAACCGGAGCCGGCACTCCCCGCTGACGGGCGTGCCGGGGTTGAGGTAGACGGTGCGTTGCCCGGCGTCGACGTCGCCCGTGGCTACGCCGTGGATGGTGGCCTGGGTGGCCTCCCACACGCAGGTGACGTCCGTGGTGGTCGCCGATCCCCAGTCCGTGGTGACCTGCCCCCACTCCTCCCGCTGGCCAGGGGTGACGATGGTGACGCGCTGTCTCGCGAATGACGGAAGCACGGCGACCTCCTATGCCCAGTGCTGGAGCCGGTATGGGGCGAGCTCGCGGCGGTCCGTGTCGGACAGGGTCATGCCTGCCCGCGCCCAGGTCGCTGAGATGGATCCCGCCTGCTCGCGCGTGGCCCCCATGGGGGAGGCGCACGCGGACAGGACAGACCGGGTGATGACGGCCGCCAGGGACGGGGCCTGCGGCCAGCCGTGCGTGATGGTGACCTCCACGGCCCGGAACCGGTCAGGGAAGACCCCACGGCGGAGGCGGATCATGCCGGCCGTCGAGTAGTCCCAGGCGTCATCCGGGACCGGTACGCCGTCGACCTTCAGGCCGGTGGCGGTAACCAGCCGGCCCGTGGGCAGACGCAGCGACGCTGACCCCTCACTGTCGAGGGTCACGGTCTCCTCGATCACCGGGGCCACGTGCCACCCGCACCACAGGCGGATAGCGTCAGTGGCCCCGGCGATCAAGGTTGGGAGCCTGGGGTCCCCCTCGGGGACCTGCCCGCCCGACGCCTCGGCCACGGCCTGAGGGGTGACTAGGGCGTCAGGCATGGTCCTCACTCCTTCGCGGTGGGACGCGCCTTCGGCTGCGTCTCCTTGTTCTCCGGGGCAGGGGCGGCGGCCGTCACCGGCCCCTCCTCGCCCTCAGTGGCCCCCTCCTCGGGGGCGACGTGACGTCCCTGCGTCTCGGGGTTGTAGAGACCCCAGGCGATGGCGTCATCCAGCCGGTACCGCACCCCGTTGAGGGTGACCATTCCGTCGTCGACACCCATCAGGCGGCCTTCACCAGGACCAGGCGGTTCGGGCGCCAGATGACCAGGCCGGCACGGAGCTCGGCACGCACGTAGACGCGGTTACGGGCCGCGTAGTCCTTGTGCTGGTTGAAGGCGACAACGCTCAGGCCCTCACGGTCGAGGAGCTGGACCTGGTTGAAGTCACCCATGAGCGCCTGGCCCTTGGTGATCTTCGAGGACTCGACGACGGGGGCGCCCCACAGGGTGCGCGGCCCGATACCCCACGGGCCGAGGCCGTAGAAGCGCTTGTCGGCGTCCTGCATGAGGTCGAGGGCCTCGACGTCCTCGGGGTGGAGGATCACGGCGGTAGCGACGCCACCAACGTTCGTGATCTTGGTGCGGCCACCACGCACGGCCTTCGCCAGGTCCATGGCGTCGGTCCCGGCCGTGTAGGTCTTCTCCTGCACGCCGGTCGTCTTCAGGATGCCCTTGGGCTCCTCGGTGCCGGTGCCGTTGAGGACCTTGTCCTCGATGACCGTGTCCAGGTTGTAGCGGACCGCGGTGTTCATGTAGGCGGCGAACGCCGGGGCGTCGGAGAGCAGCTGGTTGGTGACCTCGTAACCGTCTGCGAAGGTGTACGCCTTGCAGTCGGTGACGGCGGTCGTCATGTCCGACGTCGGCTTGAGCGCGTCGGTGTCCTGCGTGTTCTCCTTGACGATGGCGGCGTTATTCGACACGGCAGTGACCTGCACGTACTCGAAGTTGCCGGCCATCTGGCCGTGGCCGATGACGTCGAGGAGAGTCAGGGGCCGGCGGTCGACCATGTCAACCATCGGGTAGCGGATCGGGGCGATGTGCGCGGTCGGGGTAGCGAGCACCTGACCGTTGGCCTTACGGGAGATGAGGAGCTCCTCGAGGTCACCGATCTTCACGCCGGGAAGGGCCAGGTTGGAGCCCTCACCGAGGCCGGAGGGGTGGGCCTTGGCCCACTCGCTGTAGGTGGAGGAGCGCACGTAGCGCTCACCGAAGGTGCCGGCCTTCATGCCGGACTCCTCGCCCGGCTCATAGGTGTTGTCATCCGGGATGTTGCCGGCGAGTGACGCGATCATGTCGCGCGCCGACTTGGAGGCGGCGATACGCTCGTCGATCTCCTTGACCTCGTTGACGCGCTTCTCCACCTCCTTGCACATCTCGAAGGTGAGGTTGTCGCCTGCGGCGTTCATAGCGTTCTGGGCGTCGATGGCGGCCTTCATAGCCACCGCGCGAGCCTCCATGAGCGTGCTCATGCAGCGCTCCTTTCTCCCTCAATGAAGAGGACTGCGATTTGGGTGTTGAGTCGCGCGGCGGCCTTCACCGGGTCTTCGTCTTGCCCCTCAGGGGCCTCGGCGTCGTCGTCGGTGTTGCTGCCGGCTTCCCCCTCCTCGGGGGCGGTCTGGGAGGCGAGGAGAGCCCGAACCTGGGCGACCTCCTCGCTGGTGAGGCCCCCATCAGCGGGGGCCTTGACGGTCTCGATGGACGTGTCCTGATTCGCGCCGATCGGGACCACGCTCACCTCGTAGAGGCGCAGGTCCCGCAGTTCGCGGGCCTTACGGCCGTCGTCGAGCTCGACGTCGCCGGAGTCGCGCACATCGAACGCGAAGGACATCTGTGCGACGGCCCCGCTCTTCAGGAGGCGGCGCACGTGCTCGGCGGTGGGGGAGTCGGCGTCGAGCTCGACGTCGACCTTCAGGCCGTGGTCGTCCTCCTTAGCGTCCTTGACCGCGCCGATGAAGTACTTCGGGTCATCGAGGCGGTGGCCCCACAGGACCGGGATGGGCAGGCCCTTCTCACTCCACTCCTTGAGGGTGCGGGTGAACGCGCCCTTGGCGACGACGTCGCCGTAGGAGTCGGGGTCCCTCGTCCACGTGGACGCGTACCCGACGAACCCGGCGTGGTCGCCGTCGCCGTCTGTCTTCCGGCTCAGGGTGCCGGTGGTCTTGAACTCCACGAAGAGCCCTCCTTAGTGCGTGATCTCTACGGAAACGGTGCAGTTGCAGCCGGCCGACTCGTCCGGCCCCATGGCCGGGTCACCGGGCCAGGACAGGCCGTTGGAGAAGTCGGTCCAGGCGGGCGTCGTCTCCCCGTTCATCGCCAGGTGCGTGGGCCGCGGGTTACGGCCCGTGATCCAGGTCTTGGTGCACCGGCCGGGGGCAGCCTGCTTGCTGGCCTCGACCGTCGCGAAGGACCCCATGGCAGCGATGAACGCGCCGGCCCCGGCGGCTGCACGCTGGGAGCGGGCACGGTCGAACACGGCGGGCACGCCCTCCGTACCGGCCTCAGCGAGGGCAGCCTCGATCTGCCGGCGAGTCGCCTCGTTCACCCACCGGGCGCGGGCCTTCGTGACAGCCTGGAGGTACGCCTGCGTGCGCGGCAGGCTCCAGTCCTCATCCGGGTCAAACCCGAGACGGGTACACGCCTCACGGCCCATCTGGTCGACGCACGCGGAGGCGAGCCGGTACAGGTCCTCAGCGAGCTCCCGGTCCCACCGGGGCTGGTCCCACCAGCCGTCGGCCTTCGCGCCGAGAGCGGACATGACGGCCCGCTCCTGACGGCTGTAGTGGCGCTTGAGGGCGTCCTCAGCCCTGGTGGGCCAGTCGCCCTCAAGGTCCGCTGACTTCACCTGAACGCCGGCGGCCGCCTTAGGGACGTCGGTGTCCTGGCCCTCGTTCTGGCTGCCGGAGTCCGTCGGGGACGCCTGACCACCCACCAGAACGTTCAGCGGGGTAATGAGCTCGTCCCCACCGTCAACGGCCGGCAGGTTCAGGCGAGCGCGGGCCTCGTTGCGAGTCATCCACGGGGCACCCGTCGACGTCTGCAACACGGCCGCGGCCTCCTCGAAGGAGCCCCTCAGTTTCGCGTCGAGGTGCGCCTCGACGTAGAGAGCCCGCCCGTCACTGAGCCGGTCAGCCAGCGGGGCGCACATCTCCTCCCACGCCCGGATGTAGGGGCCAAGGTTGTCCCGGTACAAGGACTCCCTCATCGACTCCATGTTGGAATAATTGCCCTGACGGTCACCGAGCAGTTCGGGGGCGATGTGGTAGGCGCCCGCGACCTCGATGTTGGTCAGGGTGCGGGCGTCCAGGTCGTCGATGTCGGTGGGCTTGTAGGAGCGGTCGTGCCACTCCATGCCCTCATCGAGGAGGAGGTCGCCGCCTTCGCGGCCACCGCCAGCGCGGAACGCCCGCAGCGACTCCAGGAAGTTGTTCCGGGCGTCCCGGTTCGGCCACTCGGTGGGTCGGCTTATCCACCCGGTGTGACGGGCGGTGTTGCGCATGACGGCGCGCCGGTAATCGACGGCCTCGGCTGCCTCACGCAGCAGGGCCGCCAGCGTCGTGATGGGGGACAGGCCCTTACCGTTCGACTGGGAGTAGCCGACGTCGAGGAGGAACCCGGAGGGGTCCATGTCCTTGACCTGCCCGTCACCGGTGGTGATGCGCACGGCCTTGACCCGGTCCAGGCCGTCCGACACGATGCGGAACCGGCGGGGTGGGATGCGCACGAGCTCGGTGCGGTCGCCGTCGTCGACGATCATCACGGCGCGCCGGTCGTAGAGGAGCCCGTCGAGGATGACGCGCTCCCAGAACCGGTATGCGCCCATCGCGGGGCTGGGCGCCCCGATGACCTGCGCCAGGGCGCCGGTGGTGACGCGCTGACGGTCAGAGTCGGAGACGCGCTCGTAGACGTGCAGCGGGATGGAGGCGACGTTGGCTGCGATGAACGAGGTGACCTTGCGGATGGCCGGCTGTGTGCGCCAGGCGGCGGCGACGGAGGCGGCGTCCCGGTCCGAGGCGTCGTAGTCGACGAGGGGGATACCTGGGTCGACGACGTCGAGGATCGTGTTGCCGCCGTGGTTGGCGGCCAGGGCGTCGAGGGTCTGGAAGCGCGTCATCGGATCACCTGCACCCAGGGCAGGGGCAGGGCGACCATGAGGTCACCCTCGATGGTGGTGCCGTCTTCGGCCTGGCACCCGGTGAGGGTCACCCAGGCCGGGGTGACGGCGGCTAGGGTGCCGCGCACGGTCTCCCCGTCGACGGGGACGAGAACCTGAGCGCCGGTTAGGCGGGTGAGCGTCTTGTCTCGGCGCACGAGCATTCATCCCCTTCAGGCGAGTGGTTGCGGGCCCGCCTCATAGATCGACGTGGCGGGCTCCTCAGGAGCGTTGGTGATCTGGTCCCACAGGGCCTCGGTCGCAGCAATCAGGGGCGCGGCGTCCTGGGGGGAGTTCTTGCGGTCCCAGTACCAGCCATCCCCGTAGAAGCGCTGCGCTGCCGTGTGGGCGGCCAGGTTCAGGGCCTCCTGGCCCCGGTGGGCGAGAGGCTTCAGATCGGACGTGGAGTCCGGGGCGGCGGCCGCAACCTGGTCGTAGATGAGACCGCACCCGATCCCCAGGTCCCCGCCCACCCAGGGCACGACAGTCAACCCCTCGACCTCGGCGAGCGTGTCGACGAGGATCGCGGCGGGGCAGGCTTTGCCTTGAACGACGACACGCGCGGGGTTGTCGGCGTCCACGAACCCCCGGAACCACTCGGGCAGCCACTCGGCCCACCCCTGGCCGGGGCGCGCGGCCACGATCTCCACCTGGAGCCGGCCACTGGCCTGGGGGCCACAGGCCGCCACGTAGGCCGCGCCACGGTCCCATGAGACGTCCACGGCGTAGGAGATCGGGGCGTCATCGGGGATGATGCCCCGCGGGTCGGTGCACGCCTCCCACGCGCCCTCAGGGAACGGGCCAACGGCCATGACGTCGACCCACTGGCACATGCACTCGGTGCGGAAGACGGGCTCCGGGTCGGTGGCCTCAGCGGCCTCCAGGGACGCCTCCTCGACCGTGTACCCGAGCGACGGATTCGACTCAGCCCACCCGTCCCGGTCAGTGGTGGCCCGCCCCGGCGCGGCCGAGTACTCGATCAAGCACAGGGAGTCACCGCCGGAAGCGGTCAGGTCCGTGTCGTCAGCGTTGATGCCGTCGGGGTCACCGAGCGCCAGGTGCGCCTTCTTCCGAAGGCTCATCAGCACCACGGACGCGTCATCACCCGCGTTGGACAGGCACCAGGTCTGCGCCTTGGGGCGCGCCATCATCGTCTTGGTGACAGCGCCCCACGAGTCCCAGTTCGTGTGCTCACGCAGCTCGTCGAGAACAATCAGGTCAGCGGACAGGCCACGCCCGGCCTTACGATTCGACGCCTTGACCTTGTACCGTTCACCGGTCTGAAGGTCGAGGGATTTCTTGCCGTTGACCTTGTTGACGTTCTTGATGGTGGCGGCCAGTTCGGGCACGGACTCGGCGATGTCGACGCAGCCGCTCCACAGCTCCTCGGCGATGTCGAGGTCCTGGGCGGTGCCCAGCGTCATCTTCACGCCCAGGACGTACATGGCCCACAGGCAGAGGGCCTGCGCGAGCGTGGACTTGCCGTTCTGGCGTGCGACGAGGAGGACCACGGTACGGAACCGGAAGCGTGTACCGGCCCGGTTGAGCTCGAGCGCCCGGATGAGGGTCTCCTGCTGCCACGGGAGCAGCGGGATGCCGAGCACGTCGTGTGAGAACTCGATGCACGAGTACCCGGCGGACGTGTCGGGGGTCAGGTCCCGCAGCGGCGGCGTGTGGATGCGGGGCGTGCTGTGCCCGTAGCGGGGTGCGTCGGGGTCACGGAGCGGGCAGTCCCGTTCCGCGTCGGCCATCCACCTGTCGAAGAACTCGCCGGCGTCAGACGGCCCGTAGGCCGGCCGTGCCCTTCCTGAGCGTTTCGAGCCTGCCACCATCGACCTTCTTCTCCTTCTTCGCCCAGGCGGCCCTCATCTCGGGGGTGAGGCCGAGGGCGGCGGCGGTCTTCAGGAACAGGGACTCGCTGACGTTGTCGAAGCGGCCTTCGATGGTGGGGAAGTCGGGGTCGTCGAGACGGTTGGCGAGGCGGCGCAGGAGCTCGACGGTGGGCTGGTCGGCGGGGGTGATCCAGTCGGCGGCGCGCAGGGCGTCATCGACGGTCGCGAGGATGGAGGTGTCGGCGGGGTGAGCCACGGTTGCTCCTCAGGTGCGTGGGCGGCCCCATTGGCGGGATTGGTTGCCGATGCTGGGGAGCGCTTGGGGGCGGGCGCCCTTAGCGCGGTTGCAGGCTTGGTGGACGGTGGCGAGGTTCGTGGGGTCGAGCCTCAGGTCGGGGTGGTCTCGCCATGAGCGGATGTGGTCGACGCTGGGGGCGTCGTCGGCGTTGGGGTCGTGGGCGTCCCATTTGATGGGTTGCCCGCAGATGCGGCAGAGGGTGCCGGCGGCCTTGTCGCGGGCGCGGACCTGCGCGGCGAGGGTGCGCCATACGCGGCTGTCTCGGCGGAGTCCACTGGACATGCGGCGCACCCCCTATACAGGAAAAGGGCCCCCACCAGATTACTGGTGGGGGCCCTTCAATCCCCTAGAATCCCCATAACCTCTGGGCTTACACCCTGTTAGGAGAGTGGCGGCATCCTACCCTGCGTCGGGTAGGGGTGTCCCACTGGCCCTAAGTGTGCCACTGGTGTCCAGTGTTTGTCCACTGGTGTTGGGGAGTGTCGCGAGGACGTCGCTGAGCCGGTAGAGGGTGCGGCCTCTTCGGTCCCGGCCGGCGGGCTTGAGGGCCCCGGCGGCGACCCTGCGGTGCAGGGTGCGTTTGGAGACCCCGGCGGCGAGGATCGCGGCCTGCGTGTCCACCAGCGGCCCACTGTCACCGGTCATAGGAGACCCACAGACAGGTGATCCATGGCCGGACCTGGGAGGAACCTCGCCCGGATGGTCATGTCCACCCTGCCGGTGAAGAAATCCCGGGAGGACCGGACCTCCAGGTCGTTCACCCGGTAGACGCAGTTCCCTGAGGTGCAGGTGGCAGCGAGGATGTTCAGGGCATCGGCGATATCGTCTGCCGTCGTATCGGCGACGTCCCGGCGGGCGTTCACGGGTGCCACCTGCTACACGGGGCGATGGTGGTGGCGACGAGGTTGCGCTCGGGGTCGTAGGAGCGGGTGATTTCGTAGCCGCCCTCGCGGTAGGAGACAGCGGTGAGCGCGAGCGACTCCTCCTTGAAGAGCTTCTCGATGATGCCCCGAGTCAGGGTCGTGTCGTTGGGCTCCTCGACGAAGTCGGAGCGGATGACCTTGCCGAGGGGCTTGCCGTCGACGTAGGCGACGCCGATCTCGTATGGGTTGGCAGTACGGTCAGCGGTACTCACGGACGGCTCCCCTCACTAGTGGGATGGTCTCCATGGTGTAGGGCTGGTCGGTGGCGATGCGGACTGTCCCGCTTGTTGTCAGCATGAGCTCGTTGGGCATATCTACGCGAGTCATGCTGGCCCCGTCCGGGCGTGACGTGATGGCTTCGATCCTGATTGTGTCCGACGGTTCGACGGTGACAACTCCCGAGATCGTGTACCGCTGGATGACCCCGCTGGGGGCGAGGACGTCGATGGTGACGTTCTCTAGGGCTGTCTTGGTGATTTCGAGGAGGGTGCCCAGGTCGTTGACCAGGCCGCGTTCTGCGTCGAAGTCGTAGCCGCCGCGGTAGCCGTCCCCGTCCTTCCAGGCGGCGAGGTTCCGCTCGATGTCCTCGATGACCTGCTTCGTGGCCTGCTCGTCACTCATTGGTGTTCTCCTCGGGTGTGTGGACGATGGTGTAGGGGCCATACTTCTCGGGCAGTTCTGTGTGTCGCAGTTCCTCGCAGTATGGGTACAGGTGCACCCAGCCGCCATCATCGAACACCCAAGGCTCCCCGTCAGGGTCGACGACTGTCGTCCCCTCAGCCGCGTCCCGTGAGTCATCCCCACCGTCGATGGTTTCCGGGACAAGATCACGCGTCCGCTGAAGCTCATCGCAGAGCTCCTGCAACTGGCAGAGCAGTTCGATGGCGACGCCGCGGATGGTGCCGATACGGCCAGTGTGGCCGGCCTTCACATCCTCAACGATCCGGTCATCACTGATGTCGGCGACCATTTGCCTGAGGTAAGGGAGAAAGGTTGCCCGTTTGGTCGTGTGCCCCTCTTCGAGGAGCCGGCCGAGGAAGTCGCGCTCATGCAGGGCGGAAAGTTCCCGCCCCATGTACTCGGTCTTCTCTCGTAGGTGCTCGACCTCCAGGCGGAGGTCCGAGTTCTCACGGCGTAGGAAGCCGACGGTGTCTTCAGTCATTGGTGTTCTCCTTAGGGGTAGGGGTGTAGACAATGGTGTAGGGGGCGCACGATTCCGGGAGGGAGTCATAGGGGCCGTCTCCGGTCGGCACCCACCCTTCCAGGCGGTACCTTCGCCAGGCGTCGCCGATTTTGTCGATGACGACGGTCCCAGCGGGTAGGTCGCTACCGTCTCCCTCCACCGTGCGCGGGACGGCGGCTTCCTTGAGGTCGTCGATTTCCTCTTCGAGGGCGGCGATGTGGTGGATGAGCGCGTAGATGTCGCCAACCGCACCGTCGTAGTGACCTGTCTTCTCGTGTTCCTTGAGCTTGTCGAGGATAGCGGTCTTGTCACTCACTGGTGTCCTCCTTAGGCTCCCAGACGATGGTGTAGGGGCCGAACTTCTCCTGTAGCTCCTCCTCGGAGGGGTCTCCATCGTGGGAGTACAACGGGGTCCAACCGTTCTTGTCGAGGCCCCAGACGTCGCCATTTTGGTCAACGGCGATGGTGTTGTCAGGGAGCCCCCGTGACGCCTCTCCGCCGCTGATGGTGCGTGGTGTGGCCGGCTCCCGTTTCAGGGCAGCGAGCAGCACACGCTGTCTCTCGTTCTCCTCCATGAGCTGGGTGTTGCGGCTGGATAGCCGAGTGATCTCCTTGAGAAGGTTCTCGGTGGTTTGGAACAGGTGCCAATAGGTGACAGTGAGGGATGCTTTCGCTTCGTCGAGCTCACGCTGAAGGATGGAATCGCTCATCGGTTCTCTCCGTCCTGGTAGCGGGTGAGCCAGGCGAGGGCGAGGGCGCCTACCTGGGTGACTTCGGCGATGGTGTCGGCTCCGTGGCCCGTGCTGTTGGCGTTGTCGTAGGTGAGGGAGGCGGCGACCTCCCCCGCCTCCTCCGCCAACGCGTAGAAGCGGTTTTCGTCCGTCGGGCCGTCGCAGTCGAGCGTCATCCCAGAGTGCTTGACGGCGGCCCGCTCCCACTCAGCGACGAACGCGGCCGCCGGATCCTCGACACCGAGGTTTGCGAGCAGTGCCGAGGCCCACCAGGCGATAGCGCGAAGGTAGCCGTACAGTGCGGCCCCTTCCCCCTTCTTGAGCGTCCTGCCTTCGTCGACCCGAAGGGCGATCCCTGCGAGGTCGGTGTGCCAGAATCCTACGGCCGTAAGTGGCAGCACTAACTGTGTGGACGCCTCGTCAGCAATCTCTTTAGCGACGTCAGTGAATGGGCAGTTGGTCATGACATGGCTCCTACGATCTTGCCCCAGATCGCCACGATTCCCCACACGATGAGGGAGAACACGGCGAACCCGGTAGCGGCGATGATGACGTAAGCGATAGCGGTACTGAACCGCTGACCGAACGAACGATCAGGATTCACGGTCAGCCCTCCTTACCGCTGGTCTTGACGTCAATGTCCGGGACCAGCGTCTCAGGCCGGTACACCACCTTGTAGTGGTAGGGGTCGGTCTTGGACGCCTCGGTCTGCTCAACCACGTAGGTCACGTTGTCGGACAGGCCCAGGAAGTGCTTCTTGTAGGTGTTGTCACCGACCTTGCAGGTGACCTCGAGCTGGCCCTTGGAGTTGTCCTCCTTGGAGTCCTTGATGGAGCACAGGCCCTCGATGGTCAGGAGGTACTTGTCGGTGATGCCGTTGACGAACGTCACGCGGCGGGTCACCTTGAAGTTGTCGGAGTCCTGGCTGATGTTCCAGGATGCCGTGTCGGCGGCCGAGCAGCCGGCCAGGGTGAGGGCAGCGGCAGCGACAACGGCGACGGCGAGGTTACGGAGTTTCATGGTCTTCCTTCCGGTTTTGGTAGGGGGTTGGTGGGGAGGCCCCAGGGTTGGGGCCTCCCCGTGGTGTGGTTAGAACGGGGGCTCGTCCTTGAACTGGCCTCCGGTGGCCCACGGGTCGTCGGCGCTACCGCCGGCCGGGGCGTTGTAGCCGGACCGCTGGGCGTAGTCGAACGCTCCGCCCTGCTGCGCCTGGCCGTTGTTGCGTGGGGTCTTCGGGCAGAGGCCCCACACGTCAGCGGAGAGCCCCAGGGATGCACGGGGGGTCCCGTCCCGGCCGGTGAACACGGACAGGCGGGGCCGGCCGGTCACCGTCAGGAGCGTCCCCTTGAAGACGTTCTCGGCGAACGCCTCGGCCTCGTCGCCCCACACGGACACCTGCACCCACAGGGTGTCTCCGGCGTCCTCCCACTGGTTGGTGTTCCGGTTGAAGCGGCGCGGTGTCCAGGGCACGTCCACGTTCGCGACGGCCGTGCCTGACGGCGTGAACCGCAGCTCGGGGTCACGGGAGGCGTAGCCGGTGACCGTGAGGCTGGCGTTTGGTCTGGTCATGGCCTGTCTCCTTTCCGTCGGCGGCCGATGATGAATGCGAGGGCGGTGAGGATGATGGTGCTCACGCGGCCTCCAGGGCGGGTGGGGTGTCGGGGACGATCCGGCACAGGGGCGGGCACATCATCTTCGGGATGGACCCGACCATGCCGTCGTCGGTGGTGTAGGTCGCCTCGGTGAGGGACGCGATGACTGCGCTGATGCCGATGGCGGTGACGGTGACTGGGGCGCCCTGGTAGAGGACGCGGTCACCGGGGCGGAGGTCGTTGAAGGTGATGACCTCAACGAGGTAGGTGGCGCTCACTTCTCGTCCTCCTTGCCCTTGCCTGCGGCTGCTGCGGTGATGAGCCGCATGATGATGCACGCCAGGCAGGACCCATCGCAGTCGTCCTCGTCCTCGGTCTCCTCCTCGTCGTCGACGTCGTCGGTGTTGTTCTCGGGCTCGTCGTCGTCCGTGGTGCCGAGGCTGGCGAGGATCGCGGACTTGGCGACCGGCACGACCTCCTCCCACTCGTAGATCGCGTCACCGACGAAGTCGTCGACCACGCAGTATTCGACCCTGGGACCATCGAGGAGACGGAAGCCGTGTCCGCCGTCGATCCGGTAGGCCAGGGAGCCGTCGATGCAGTTGCCGTTCTCTTTGCCTCGGATGATGCGGATGAGGTCGACGTCAGGCCACACCGGCTCCTCCGGCTTCTCCGGCACGACGCGCAGGGCACAGTCCCCGAAGGCCAGACGTTCCTGCCCCTTCGTATCCCGGTAGGTCAGGAGGTGAGGCACACACCTGATGACCTCGGCGACGGTGACGCGCTCCCCGCCATCACGGAGGATGGTGTCGCCTGCCTTGATGTCGGCGATGCTGACGGTCTCAACAGTGGTCTTGTTGCTCATTTGGTGGCCTCCTCAGGCTCTCCGGTGGTGATGTATGCGGCAATGGCGGACCCTGCGGCCAGGGCCTCGAGGTTCGCGGTCTGCCCCTCCGACAGGCGCACCTGCACCGTCGGGGCACTGGTCTTCTCGGTGATCTCGACGCCGTCGGGCATCTCGCCGCTGTGGGCGATGAGGGCGGTCAGGTTCGCGGTAGCGGCGAACCACGGGGCGACCGCCTCGACCATGGCGTCAGGGTGGTTGGCCTTGACCCAGGCGGTGAACGCCTTCTCGTCGGCGATCCCCAGGACCTCACGGGGCTTCGGGTCAGTCACCGACACGGTGCCGACGTCGAGGTCACCGATGCGGGCGTGAAGCTTGTCGCCGGGACCCATGTGCCCCAGGATCGACGCCTTGGCGTCGGTCATGGCCGTCTTGGACTCCTTGCCGAGCCACTGGGCGACAGCGGCCCGTGCGAGGGCCTCCTTCTGCCCGTACTTGGGGGTGTCAGTCATTGGTGTTCTCCTCTTCGATGATCTCGCCCTCGACGACCTCGTCGTCGACGGGCTCCTGCGGTTGGGGTTGGGGTTGTTGGGGGATGCGGGCTGTCAGCCACGCGGTGAGTGCCGGCGGGTTGGCGGTGCCACCCTGGTCCATCCACTCCTGGGCGATCTGCTCGGGGTCTCCCCCGAACTTCCTGACGAACCGGTGCACCAGGTCCTCGCACTCCTGCCGGAGCCGGGCGACCGTGTCATCCGGCCCCAGGTAGTCCTCCACGCCAGGGCCGCACTCCTCCGCGGACATCTCCTCAGGGGCGTAGATGACCCCGTACAGGCAATCCGACGCACCCTGACGGCACACCTCCGTGATCGCCCTAGACCGGAGCATCTGCTCCGGGTACAGAGACCACGGCCCGCGCTGGCCCCACAACTGGGCTCGACGCGCCCGCGCCTCGTCCCACACGACCTCATAGGTGAAATCCGGGTCGTCGGCGCGGACCAGCTGGGCGTGGACACTCATGCCCTCCTGCCTGATGCGCAGCTTGTGGCCGGCCTTCCTGACCACGGACGCCATCAGGTCAGCGCTCATGGTGGGCTTGCCCTTGATGACGTTGATGCCGTTCAGGGCCGCGATCGGCTTGATGCCCAGGGCCTGCCCGTACTCGATGGCTAGCAGGACGTTGGCCGGCCGCTCCCGGTAGGCGTCGGGCAGGAGAGACGAAGCAGCGAGGCTCTTGGCGTAGGCGATGCGGGCCTGCACGGCGGCCGGGGCCATCGAGTCCTCCCTGACGACCAGGGCGTTCGGTGTTGGCTCGCTCATAGCGGGTAGCTCCTCACTCGGGATGGCATGGGTGCTGGTGAGATGCAGGGGTGGCCGGCGGCCGCCAGTTCACGGACGGTCTGGGACCGGTGGGCCTTCGGGGTCTGCATCCGCTTCGCGCACATCTCGCACGCCCCGTCCGACCACAGTGCGACAGTCCCAGGGGCGTCAGCGCTGCGGACGCGGCGGTTTCGCATGGGACGCAGGCACACCCGGCAGTGCTGGGGCTTGGACCAGTCGATGCGCTGTTTCACGCCTGGTCACCCTCTCCGAGGGGGCGGTTCACGAAGTAGGCCGTGCGGAGGAGACCGACGTTCATCTTCCCGGCGTACTCCCACCCCTCCTTGAGGAGGCGGCGCATGCGGAGCCAGGCGATGGGGCCCCATCCGGGCACCAGGTGGAACTCGTAGACGTCGATCGGGTTGCCGTCGTCGTCATAGGACCGGTAGTGGCCGCTCATCAGTTGCTCTCCTTCGCTCCAGGTACCCAGGCGAGTGAGACGATCGCGAACTCCGCATCGATCTGCTCGCTGGTGAATGCCTCGTCCTCGGTGGGGGTGAGCCACAGGGAGTGGCCGCTGACGGTGTCGACGCCGATGTGTGTCCACGCCTGGTCGCTGTCTGTGCGGATCACGGCACCAAGGGGGAGGGCGTCGAGGTGACGGGTCCCCAGGGTGATACCCATGTCGGCGGTGAGGTCCACGACAATGTCGAGTATCGCCAGGTTCTTGCCCACCGCGGCGTCTCGGGCGTCTTCGAGCTCGTTGGCGCGGTCGTGAGCGTTCAGCAGGCGTTTGCGCAGGCTCTCGTTCTCGGCCTGGAGCTCGTCGATGTCGTCCTCGTCGGGCTTGTAGTAGACGCCGGTGGTCTCGACTTGCCGGCGGGGGTAGATGGTGGGGACTCTCATTGGTTCTCCTTGGTAGTGGTAGGGGTGTGGTTGGGGCAGAAGACAGGGCCGTCGTAGTCGTCCTCGTCGACGGACCATCCGAGGACGCCCGCGGTTGAGTGGAACTCCTGGATGTCGGCGACGTCCCGGTCCAGGTCTGGGGGCCTCTCGGGGAGGCGGATGGTGTTGCTGCATCCTGGGTGGTCGCAGGACATGCGCGCCTGCACGCGGGTGGTGATGACGCGGATCATGCGGCCGCCTGGGCGTTGAGCATGCGGGCCATGGCGCGCTCACGCTCCTGCATGGGGGCGATCACCTGGCAGGCGGGCTCACCTTCCGCGAACAGGGTGAGAAGGCGCCTGGCCTGCTTGGCGGTGTCCTCCTCGAGCGCCTTGTGCGCCGGGGTGCCCTCGTCGGCGGCGCACGCCGCGCAGGCGCGGTCGCTGGTGTCCCACTCCTCCAGGGCCTCCTGGCCCTCGTTGTCGAGAAGGTCGCGCAGCATGTACAGGCCGGCTGAGACCACGACGATACGGTCACCGTGCTGGACGGCGAGCCGGTCACCGACCTTGAGGCCGGCCTGGCCGACGGGCCACGCGGACGCGCCTGGGTGAGCCGTGGACTGGACGTAGACGATGCGGCTCATCGCTGGGTCACCTCCCGCCAGCACAGCATCCATCCGCCGTGCTGGACGACCTTCCACTCCTGGGGCCACTGGTCCTGCACCTTCTCGGCCAGGTCTTCCCCGCCGATGACGCGGGCAGCGCCCATGAGGTCCTGCTGGGACCGGAACGCCAGGTAGCCGGGGTGCACGCGGTCGTGCCGGTACTCGGTGTCCAGGGGGATGATGTCGCGGGCGATGATGTCGCCGACGGTGGCGTAGTAGTCACGGAATGACAGCTTCATGCTCATCGGTGGCCCTCCTTCTCGGCGAGGGCGGTGCAGATGACGAGGACGACGGCGGCGAAGCCGGACCAGATGAGCATGTGCTGGCCGATCCAGGTGGTGGAGATGGCGGCGATGATGCCGATGGCTCCGGCGACCCAGGCGGCGATGTCGTAGCGGTTCACGCGCACTTCAGGTCACCCCATTCAGGGTCATCGACCTGGGAGGCGTCGACGATGGCGGCGATGAGGTCGCGCAGGCCGTTGCGGGTGAGGGGAGTGTCGGGTGTGGTGGCCTCGACGGCGAAGGTGGTGGGCTTGCCGGGCTCGGCCAGTGGGGTGATGGTGACGCCGTGGGCGGCGTGTGGGCGGCCGACGGCGACGTGCTGGTCAGCGTCGACCGTGGCCCATGCGCTAGACTTGGGCATGATCTTCCTTCTTGGTAGGGGGTTGGTCGTTGGCCCGGCGGGACGGCACTCCTGCCGGGCCTTCTTGTTTGGTAGGGGGTGGGTGGCCTAGTTGGTCTCGGCCTGGGCGATGAGGGCTGTGGGGGTTGTGCCGAGGTGGGTGGCGACTCGCTCGACTTCATCGACGGTGAGTCCGCGCCCGTGGTTAGTGAGCCTGCGGCGGAGGGTTACGTGGGGGATTCCGGTCTTTTCTGCTACTGAGAAAACCGAGAGGTTATTTCCCTGGATTTGTCGGTTAATGACCCCTACCAGGCGGGAGGTCAGCGGTTCGGTTTCCATATGGAAACCATATGTTGCGCTCGCATACCTGGCAAGACACTGGGAACTTCGTTACCGAGGTGAGACTTTAGGTTGCGTATGGCAACATAAGTGTCATGTCCACCATTGACAGGAACCCGTCAGAGGGCCTAAACGCCGCCGTCGCAGCCGAGCTGCGGCGCGAGCGGGCCGCCCAGCAGGTCACCATCGACACCCTAGTGGCACGTACCGGCCTCAGCCGAAGCACCGTCCTGAACACCCTCAACGCGAAACGCCTCCTCGGCGTCGAGGCCGTCGCCGCCATCGCCCAGGCCCTAGAGGTCAGCGTCACCACGATCTTCGCCCGCGCCGAGGGCCGCATATCCGCCGCCACCCCAGACGCCGCCTTCGCCTAGCCGCACCCCAGAACACGAGGGAGGCCCCCACCATGATGGTGGGGGCCTCACCTGTACCCGGCGGTCACGCCTGCTTGGTCAGGATGTAGTCGACGAAGCCGGGGCTGAACGACAGCAGGCCCCGCTTGTGCTCGGAGACGATCACCCAGCCGTCAGCCAGGAGCCTGCCCAGTTTCCGGGCGTGGCTCTTGTTCCTGGGGTTGAGGGTGACGCGCTTGGTCTTCGTTCTCATGATGGTTCCTCCTCGGGATGGTAGGGGTGTTATGTGAATGTTACGCCGCTGTGAGTAGCGGCACCAGCGGTAGCCACCGCTCACGGCAGCGCAGGCACGTCGCGTGCACGCCGTCGAACAGGGCAACGCCGTGGGAGCACGCCGGGCACGCCGTGTCCCCGTCCAGGCCCCGGATGACCCTGACTGGCTCGGCCAGGCCCTCGACCTGGTCGCATCGGGCTAGCAGACGGGTCACAGCCCGTCCCGTGTCCCACAGGGTCTCGAAGTCGGCCGCCTCAACGGCCGCCGCCGTCGCCGCCAGGAAGTCGCAGCCCTCGGCCAGGCCAAGGCGGGGCAGGCCCGCCTTGAGCGCCCCACGGTGCAGGGCCTCCCGCTCACGGACCGTGCGGCGCGCGTCCTGCTGAAGCGCGATCACCGCGTCCCGGGCCGGGGACGCGGCCCCGAACCCCGTGTGCACGGGGCCACCGCCACGACGTACGGGGGAGGCGTCCAGGGCGTTGACTCGGCGCGCGAGCTCGGGCGCACCCCACCTCAGCCAGTCAACCCATTCGCTCATGCTGCGCTCCTCTCAGAACCCGGATTGCGTGGGAGCCGATTTGCGGGCCTTTCAGAACCCTCCCGATGTCGGCGTAGCGTCGGCCGGTTCTGTCCCGTTCCTGGGGCTGTGGCGACCTCTCCCGCGGGTGTTTTGAGCCTCCGCAGCACCTCGCGTGCACGATCCGGGCCAGTCAGGCCGCCCAGCACGTCCCCACCGCGGGTGACAGCCGGTGGGCGACGACCGATCGTGCGCCACGCCAACGCCTCAGCCTCAGCCCGCGAGGCCCCGCGCCCAACGGCCGCGATCGCCGCCTTGCGCCACGCCAGCTCCGCCTTCGCGTCGGCACCGAGCCTGTCAGGGATCAACGCACCCCGTGCGGACTCCTCGGCGCGCACCCGCTCCGAGCGTGCCCGGCGCACCGCGGCAGCGAACCGCTCGACGTCGATGCGCCACGCCCTCCCGTCGGTCGCCCACGCCCTGACCGCGTCCCGGCACGCCGGCCGGAGCTCGGCGGCGTCCAGGCCGGGCACCGTGTGCGTCAGGTAGTCGTGCCAGACGACGACCTGACCGTCCGTCGCGGTGATCGCCTGCGCGGCGAGCAGGTAGGCCAGGACCCCGGCGACGTCCTGCTGCGTCACTCCCATGGCTGGCCCCCTTCGAGGAACCCGGCCAACGCGTCGGGCGCGGACAAGGCGCGCTGGTCGTTGGCGATGGCGGCGGCCGCGTTGTCGCGCATGATCTGCGCCTGGCTACGCCGGCCCCGGACGCGGTCATCGTCGGCGCGGCGCATCCAGTTCCGCCAGGTCGCGACCCAGTCGAGCTTCGTGCCGCGCTGGCCGGACACGCCCGCCCAGTAGTCGCGGAACCGGTCGGTCTCGGAGGCGGTGTCGACGAGGGGGACGTTCTGGGCGGCCCACGCGGCCATCTCGTCGGTGACGGCGAAGTCGTCGGGGATGCGTGTGCCCCGCCGCTTCGGCTTGGCCTCGTCCGTCGTCGTCGGGCGCGCTTCAGCGCGCTGTCGCACCGACGAAAGGTGACCACCTACGGAAGGTGACTCTATAGGGTTACTAGTTGGGGGTTCTATTGAGGGATTGGGTGCACGGTGGTGCACCGGGGTGGTGCATGGCGGTGCACCCCTAAACCCCTCTTCAGGGGTGCACGCTGATGCACCCGGTGCATGGCGGTGCACCCCAGGATCGGCCGCCTCGATCATGGCCTCAGCGACCTCGTACTGCCACACGTAGAGGTTGGGGCGGCGTCGGTCGTCCCAGTCGGCCAGGCCGCCCCGGTTGATGGCGGTCGTGATGACGCCGAGCTGCTCCAGGGCGCGTAGGGCGTACTGGGCGGCACGGGTCTTCACGCCGGCGTAGGCGGCGATCCGTTCCACGCCCATGAAGGAGTGACCGGTCTCCGACGACGCGGAGTCGGCGAGGACGAACAGGACTAGCCGTGTTGTTCCGTTGATGGTTGGTGTCATGCGGAATGCCTGGGAGAGGGCCCGGTTGCTCATGGCCTCCCCCTTTGTGGTGTCTCCGGCACGAGACTCATCCTCCTAGTTGGTAGGGGTAAATGCGGGGCTGGTTTGCATCCGCCAGGTGAAGGCCGCCCACGCCTCGTCGTCCCACGCTCGCGCGGGGTCTGCGTCGTCGGCTGCGCACTCGGCGGCAGAGTCAGCGAGGTCCTTCAGGTAGTGACGCCACATGCCAGCGTCCTCGTACAGGAACAGGTAGCCGTAGACTGGCGTGTGCCCCGTGGTCTCTCGCGCCCACTCGTGGAAGTCCTCAGAGCCGTAGCCTGAGTCGTCGTAGTAGGGGCCAAGCCACATCACGACGTGGCTGACCGCGTCCTGGCATGGCTGGCACTCGCGCCAGTCCCAGATCGTCCCGCCGTCGACGACCGTCGACCGGACGTACTGCTCTCCCTTGGGGATACGGCGGCCACAGTCATCGCACCTGACACGGCCACGAGAACGCGGCGACCTCTCGCGGATGATCTCGCTCATTCTGCGTCCTCCTGGATCTTCCGTTCCTCGGCCTCCAGCCACTCGGCACAGTCGTAGGTTGCTGACAGGCCCTCTTCATCGACACGGGAGACGTAGATGAGTACGCCAGGCTTGTAGTCGTCGGCGTAGTCCTTGGACGCGCGCCATGTCACGATCCTGCTGTCGTCCTTGAGGACGCCGGGCTGCTTGTAGGGGGCGAGGGCGTCGCCGACGGCGCGGATGAGCTTGTCCAAGTCGGGCTTGACGTGCAGCCAGAGCCTTTTCTTAGCGCTCTTGGGGCGAGGAAGAAAGAAGGCTGCGGTGACGGCGACTGGGCCGTCGTAGCGGGGCTCCCAGCCGGCTTCTCGGGCGGCCTCCTGGGCGGCGAGCTTGACTCGGGTGCGCCAGGCGGCGAGTTCGGGGCCGCGGTCGTGGGTGACGACGACGCGCTGACCGGAGGTGAACGTCCGCATCGAGCCCTCGGTGATCGGCTCACCGGGGACGAAGAAACTAAACGAATCCATGGGTGTTCCTAGTGGTTTGGGGCGGACTAGGCCGCCAGGAGAGAGAAAAGATCACCCTGCTCGAGTACCGGCGCGGCGTCGGTGTGGCCGGTGAGGTAGCAGGTGCAGCGAGGGTCATGGGCGGCGTTGGCGTCCCATACCTGCCAGGAGTTGACGCCATCGAGGATCGGGACGCGCCCCTGAGTGTCGGTGACCCACCCGAGGGGCGCCTCAGCCGGCCACCGATCCAGGCGATGGGTGCAGGCGGCGTGGTCACCCGCCTGGCAGTCCCCGCAGACGCCCTCGTGGGCGTAGAAGCGGCGGCATGGGCACCGGTCGTAGAGGAACGGCCAGCCGGCGTAGTCGCGGCGCATGACGGGCAGCCATGCGTGCTCTCGCACCCAAGCCGCCTCCCCTGGGGGCATCACGGTGGCGCTCATAGGTCGAAGAGGGGGATGGTCCCCATGGTGGGGTCCGGGGCGTCGGCGGGCTGGTGGGCGGCGAGGCAGGCCGGGCAGACGAGCGGGTCGGTGAGGTCCACGCTCTCGACGAACGCGCAGTGCTGCTCAATGAACGGGCTACCTGCCCTCTTGGTGTCCCCATCACAGAGGCGTGTGAGCGGGTACCAGGTGGCCCCCTGGAACGGCCCTGGGACACCGACGTCGGCGATGTGCCGCACCAGGCGCCCCGGCAGGAGGATGCGGGTCATGACCGCCTCCCAGCGTCATAGACGTACCGGACCAGGGTCTCCACATGCTCGGCATGATCGATACCAAGCTCCTCCAGAAGGGTGTGAATTCGGTAGTGATACCAGCCGAGGGGCGGTGTCTGCGCGGGGGCACCGAACTCAGCGGAACCCCCCTCGTCGTAGAACGTCACCCATTCGGTGTCTTCGCTGTCGCGGCGCTGCAACTCCAGGCTTGTGGTCTCGCAGAGGCCGACGTGGTCGCTGTAGTGCTCGGCCATCAAGACATAGGCGCGGATCATGCTGCCTCACCGCCCCACAGGTCCAGCACCGGCTCCGACAACCGGGCCGCGATGGTCTCGCAGTAGCGCTCCTCCAACTCGACGCCGATAGACCGCCGCCCCAAGTTCCGGGCAGCCAGGAGCGTGGCCCCCGAACCCGCAAACGGGTCCGCCACGACGCCGGCCGGGCACCGCTCGATGAGCCTCTCCATGAGCCCCACCGGCTTCGGTGTCGGGTGCCCGGTCTTGTTCTCGGCGTCTACACCCCCCCCTCGGCCCTGGGTGGTGGTGATGACCGCGCCGACGCGGGGAAGCCCGGTGGCCTCCCGGTTCCACCCCCGGCCGAGGAGGTGAATGTCCTCGAAGTTCGGCCCCCACGGGAGGGTGAGGTCACCCATGCCGGGCGTGGACGCCTTGTGCCAGATGAGGCGCTGGCGTTCGCCGGCGGGGGCGGGCACGGACCATCGGCCGAACATGAGCGCCGGCCGGTCGGTGCCCCACATGGCGGCGACGGCGTCACGCACGGCCGTGTCGTCATCGCCCGCGATCTTGGCGAACGTCTCACGGCGACTGCCGGACTGGAAGTTCATCCCGTAAGGCGGGTCGGTGACGAGGACGTCAGCCTCGAGCCACTCGGTGATCTCGCGGCAGTCACCGTGGTAGAGGGTGACCTGGTCATCCTCGTAGTAGGGGGCGGTCATGACGCCACCCCCTTGCGTGTCACGGTGATGTTGAAGCCGCTCCCGTAGTAGCCGTTCCCGTCGTTCCCCTCGAACTCCGCCAGGGGCAGGCGCTCATCGTCGACGATCACGAACAGGGTGTAGCGGGTGTTGTCGTACTCGTCATCGCCGAGCTGGGTCGTCTTGACCTCGGCGGACATGATGCGCGCGTTTGGGGTGCCTCGCTGGAACAGTTCCGTGAGCCAGTAGTCGCCTGAACCGCAGCAGCACCCTACGTTGCCTTCGAACGCGAGCACGGTTCCGTCATCGAGGGTGAGGGTGTCCCCGTCAACCTTGGTGACGTACCGGCCAGCCAGAACCGGGGACAGGTCATCGCTGTCGTAGTAGACCTTGCTCATGCTGCGGCCTCCTCGACCTCGCGGGCGGCGTCCAGCATCGCCTGCACCATGCCCTGGGCCAGACGGATGACCGACCAGTCGGCATCCGGTATCAGATAGGAACGCTCACCGAGGAGCGGCCTGCCATCCCGGTCCTTTTCGCTCAACCAGACAGAGGAAGGCTTGACCGCGTCACTACCGTCCTTCTTGACTCCAGGACCACGCAAGATGGTGTGGATACTGATACCGCTTAATGTCGCGCTGGTTCTGACCTCCACGTAGGTGGCTCGCATCCTGGTCAGGTGCCCGAAACGGGATGGCAGCTCCACCGGCTCCGGAAGGGGCAGGGACACTATTGCGTTGACAGTCATGCGGCAGCCCTCCCCTGCTCGGTGAGACCGAGGAGGCGGGCACGCCGGCCGGAGGCCGTGATCGCGTACTTGCCGGTCTCCTCAATGCGCCCCTTGTCCTGGAGCTCCCGCACAGCGGTGCGAGCGCGGGAAGGGGACAGGACCCCGGTCGTGAACCGCTCGACGTCGGCGAGCGTGAAAGTGCTGCGGCCGGAGCGGCGGATAGCACTCAGCACCTCGGCCTGACTGGGGAAGGCGTCGGCGATGGAGTCGGCCGCCCACTGGGATGTGACAGGGTCGTTGGCGCGCACAGAACCGCGCTCCTTGGGGTGAATAGTGCTGGCAGTAGTCATGCTGCGATCTCTTTCTCTCGGTAGGGGATACGCCCACCATCAGCGGTGAGCAGGAAACGGCCACACGGGTAGGTGACAGGCACCAGCCCCGGATCATCGGCCTGGGTGACAGCCCACCCGGCACGGCGGGCCTCCTCCCTGTGCGACTCCACGTGCCCGTGGCATCCGGTCGTCCCGGACCCGCACAGGAGGATCAGATTCTCAGGGCTGTTGACGTCCACCTTCCTCGTGCCCCCCATGCCCCGCGCACGGCGGTGCTGGAGGTTCCCAGACCCGTCCGAGAGGTCACGCCCACACCGGACGCACCTCCAACGGTCACGGTCAGCCACGAGAAGCCTGGTCGCCATATCCGGCCCTGTACGCCTCACGCCGCGACCGGAGCCTTGAGCCGGTCGACGTCGGCGCGCGCCACGAGGGCAGCACGCCCCAGCAGCGGCCGGTACCCGTCCAGGCGCCCATCACGGATAGCGGCGCGAATCTGCCGGCCGTCCCGGTACCCGAGCTCGGCGGCAGCCTCGGACACGGTCATGAGGTCAGCCCGACTCATCTCGGGCGGCCACTCCTTGAGGTGCATGGGATGTCCTTTCGTTGGGGAGTGTCCAGCGCTCCACTGGACACCACCAAGGCTAGAGCCGTTCGTCCACTGCTGTCCAGCGCACACACGTAACGAAAACGTGAACGTCCAACGCATATTGGTTGCACACTCAGCGTCCAATGAGGCACCATTGAACGCATGACCGACCCCACCCCAACCCTGGGACAACTCATCCTCACGTCCGGCCGCTCCTACCGGCACCTAGCCGAAGCCAGCCACCTCTCCAAGAGCAGGATCGGCCAGATGGCCGCCGACCAAATCAGGCAACTCCCCGGACCAGACACCATCACCAATCTCGCCAACGCCCTCGGCATCCCCGCCGACGACGTCGAAGCCGCCGCACTACAGACCATCAGCCGCGAGCACGGCCCACTCCTCACCACCGCACGCCGCCTCGCCCAGCTCGACCCACGCAGCCGCCGCATCATCAACGCCGTCCTACGCGCCCTCGAGGAAGAGCAGTAACCGTGGGCCGGCCACCACTACCCGTCGGCACCTGGGGCGACATCACCGTCCACACAACCGCCAGCGGCCGCTACGAAGCCAGAGCCCGCTACCGCGACTACGACGGCATCACCAGACACGCCCGCCGCACCGGAGACACCCCCCGCAAAGCCAAGACCGCACTCACCGCCGCCCTCGCCAGCCGGGCACACACCGTCGGCGACGAGATCACCGCAGACAGCCGCTTCGACGCCGTCGCCCGAATCTGGGCAGACACCCTCACCGAACGCACCGAAGGAACCCGGCGCGTCTACACGTGGACGCTGGAGCGCCACGTCCTGCCCGCCCTCGGCGCACGACGACTACGCGAAATCACCACCCGCACCGTCGAGCAGACCCTCAAGGCCATGCTCGAGCACCACGGCACAAGCGTCGCCCGCACATCCCGCGTCATCCTCTCCCAGGTCATGGCAACCGCCGTCCGCCTAGACGCCATCGAACGCAACCCCGTGCGCGACGCCCAGCAGCCCAAGGCGCCCAAGCCGGAACCCAAAGCGCTCACCATCCCCGAACTCGCCCAGGTGCGCGCCGCCATCGCCGCACACGAGGCCAAGGGCCGCTCCAAGTCCGACGTGGCCGACGTCGTCGAGCTCCTCATCGCCACCGGCGCACGCATCGGCGAAGTCCTCGCCCTACGATGGGAAGACGTCAACCTCGACGCCGGCACACTGACCATCTGCGCAACCGTGTCCCTCACCGCCGAGAAACCACGCCGAGCATTCAGGCAGGACCACCCCAAGACATCATCATCCCGGCGCACGCTCCTCCTACCCGACTTCGGGCTGGCGGTACTGCTACGCCGCTCCGTGACCGGCCCCAACAGCGACCTCATCTTCCCCTCATCAAAGGGCACCGTCCGCGACCCGGCAACGGCCAGGAAGACCCTCAAGCTCGCGCTCGCCGGCACTGGCCTGGAATGGGTCACCCCCCACACGTTCCGCCGGACCGTAGCCACCCTCGTCGGAGACCCGGAGACGGCATCGGGCGTGCTCGGCAACGATCCCGGCATCGCCATGCGCCACTACATCGAGCGCTCCCAGATGGCTCCCGACGTGCGAAATGCCCTCAAGGAGCTCGCACCGCAAAGCGAGGCGTAAACGCGGCGAGATGGCGCTCTGGACGGTTCCCGAGGCCCCTGCGGCTGGATGAAACCCTATGATCGCAACGTCCTTGGTACCTCCGGTGGGATTCGAACCCACAACACTCCGATTTCCCTCTGACACCGCAACCAGTGGACAACGAGCGTCAATGAACGTCACGTGATGCGCATGATGACGCAGATACGCGGAGGTAGGGAACACCGCAGAGCACTGGACGTCCAGCGCAGAAACGCTCGAAAGACGACACGAAAGCGCGGCGTAAGCGCGGCGAGAGCGGGCTCTGGACACTGTATATACGCGCGACCCCCGGTAACCCTCGGGGAGGGGGAGACCACTCCCCGCCGCCGACGGGGCCGTGGGTGTGTGTGGGCGTGATTTGTACCCCCCTACCGGTTGGAATTGGGGTGTGTGTGGGTGGGGGTTGCGTCGCATCGTATTGGGGTGTACTATTGGGGTATCGGAAGGGCAGGGGAGCCCGACCGAATCCCCCTGAAATATCCCCTGATTGGAGAGATTGAAATGAGCAAGCGTGTGGTTGTGGCGATCGTGGTGGTGCTGGGCATCATGTGGGCTGGTGGTGCGTGTGGCAGTGGTGCGTCGAGCTCTGTGGGCGCGCCTGAGTCGGTCGCGTCGGTCTCGCCGGCCGTGGCGTCGTCGCCGTCTGACGTGGATATGGGTGTGGTGCCTGACGATGGTGTGGTGCTCACGCCGTGTGATGAGGAGGATGGCGGTGATCCTGTGCCGGGCGTGGATGGTTGTTTCTGGGACGCGAGTGCGCAGGGTAATGGGCGCGGTAGTGATGTGATTGTGTGGTGGTCGCGCTGAGTGTGTGGTGGGCCGGGGTCATCCGTGGTGGTGGCCCCGGTCTGTCGTGTGTGGTGGGTGTGCGCACGTGGTGTGTTGCGCATCACGCACGGGAGTACCGTATCCATCTGTACATCACGACGTATTGGGGTGTACACTTAAGTCATCAGGAGGACAAAGAAGCCTCCACCGAATCCCCCAAGGAGAACCCAAATGAACACCAACGACGCGCTCACCACCACCGCCACCCAGGTCGAGACCATCCTCACCCACCACTCAGTCACCTACACCACCACGGACAACCGCGGTAAGGAGGAGGACGACTACAGGATCACCGTCGGTGACGTCACCGCCTACCTCACTATGTCTGACGACGGCGACGTGTGGGCCACCACCGACGAGAACCCGGCCGACGCCTACGACGGGCCAGCCAACGTCGATGAGATCGCGCTCCACCTGATGAACTACGCGGCCGAGGTTCCCGCTGTTGTCGCCGTCATCGCCGCCGTTATGAACGAGACCGCGGGCGACGCCAACGTCTCCTACTGGGATGGGTACTGGGAGGTTGAGGACTCTCACACGACGATCGAGGTCGACACGGACGGCGATTGGGACGTGACTCAGTCTGACGTCGACGGGATCGACTGGAGCGGCTACGAAGGCCGGGACGTGGCCGCCGTCTTCCGGGCCGGCGCGTTGGCCTACGGGCAGCCGCTCGACGCGATCACCACCGTCATCATGGGTGGGGACTACGAGATGGCCGATTGGTGGAGCATCGTCGAGGACCTCACCGATTTGCGTAGCACCGACGGGGACGCGGGCACGCGCGTCTACAACCACTGGGGTAGCGGTCACCCCGGCGTGCTGGTCACCGAGGAGCACGACGACACGGAGTCTCGGTGGATTATCACGGACCTCGACACGGTGACGACGTCTGTGGAGCACGGTGCGCAGGACGCCGCCGCGGTCGTGATCTACACGCTGGCGTGAGCCAGTAGCCCCGATGGTCGCACGGCCGGTCCGACTCCGGCCGGGGGCACGAACACCAACCCAACCCCTGGAAGGAACCATCACCATGAGCACCATTGCGGAGCGTGTCGCCGCCGCCCTTGCTGCCGAGACGGGCGAAGCGGTCACCAGCGCTGACGTCACCCGTTCCCCGTTCAGCGGGTACTGGACCGGGCAGGCAGGCGGAGTCACCGTGTTTGCGGAGCGCGGGCGCGCCCACATCTTCCTTGGCGATAGATTCTTCGTCTACGACAACATGACGATGTCCACCGGCGTCGAGGCCATCCGGGGCGCTATCCGGGCCGCACGGGAAGACCGCGCTGTAGCGGAGGAATTGTGCGGCTGGCTCGAGTACGCCGGCTGGAAGCGCGTGACCGCCACCAAGGATTGGGGACGGTGGCGTGTCACGGCAGTCTCAGGGCGAGATGACGGCTACACGGTGCGCGCGACGGTCGTGGGCGGATTCGTCTCTCTGCTGCCGTCGGAGAACAGCGCCGCGGTTCGGGAGAGCGTGCTCAAGATTCTCGAGCGGAACGACGTTCCCGTCATCCGCTGACCAATGCCCGGCGCTCCACCACGGCGCGCCGGGCACAACCATAGGAAGGAACCACCATGACAGAGACAGATTTCGACGTGGACGAAGCGGCCGACGCGCTTGGAGCTTTCGAGAACGCGGATGAGGACGCGGCCCACGCGCTGGCTTCGGCGCGTGGGCGTATCCGTGCGCGGCACTGGCCGCCGGGGGAGGAGGAGGACTCACTGAGTGCGGCGACGCGGTACGTTGCTGGCTGGCTTGACCTGGGTGAGGCGGCGGCGGCGGTGCGCGCGGGGGAGGCCGCGCTGACGACGGCGCGGGCTGAACTCCGTGGAGCAGCGGTCGCTGCCGTGACGTGCGGCGTGTCGAAGACTGAAGTGGCGCGGATGACGGGCGTGTCTCGGATGACGTTGGACACGTGGCTGAAGCCCCGCAAAGTGTGACGCGCACCGCTTGCTTTGCTGTGTATCCAACCTTGCACCCCCAACGTATTGGGGTGTACACTTGAGTCATCACAAGGGGACAGGAAGTCCCCACCAATCCCCAAGGAGAACCACAATGAACACCAACGACGTTGCCCTGCTCATTGCCGCTGAGCGCGCGATCACGGCCTACCTTGACGCGTGGGAAGTCATGCACCTGTGCCTCGCGAACACCAAGGAGACGACGTGCACGATCATGGGATGGGGCGTTAACGCTCTGCTCGCGATTCACGAGGACGGCACTGTGTGGGCCTACTGCCGTGACGACGTCAACGGTTACGTTGGGCCCGCCGCGGGCAACTACGAGAGGATTGCCCGCTGTCTCGCTGCCCGCGCCCGCTTCGCCAACGTTCCCGCTGCCTAGCCGCAGCCGCCCGGATGGTCGCAGCGGGGGTTCAACTCCCCCGCCGGGCACGACACTTCCCCCTACCCCTGGAAGGAAACACCATGAGCACCACACTAGAACAGCGGATCGTCGCGGCTCTCGAAACTGTCAGCGACGCCGAACCGCTATACACCGAGCGCGACGACGCCCGCGTCGGGAGAGCTGGTGCCTACAGGCTGTACGTCTACCCGGTTCGCACCATCATGGGCACGCGGCATCGGGCCGTTGCCCACTACCAGACTTCCGGGATGGCTGTGGGGCAACGTATCGCCGGTGAGGCCGTAGCGGACTGGACCAGTGTTGCCGATATGGCGGGTCTCCTCAGGCAAGCCAAAAAGCGCGCCGAGCGGCTCGAGCGCACTTGCAGTCGGCTACAGGACGCCGGATGGAGCGTCTCGGCAGAAACGCGCTACGGCCGCTCCATTGGGTTGTCTGTCGAAAACGGGGCAGTGAGCGTGCATCTCTCCTCATCGGGGATTGTCGTCGGCGGCGATGCGGCCGCCCGGGAATCCGTTTCCGCCCTATGGGTGGAAAACGACGGCTAGCCCGTGGCCCCGATTGACCAATCGCCCGGCGCTACCCCGGATGACGCGGCGGCGATGCTGGAGTTCGCTCTTGCCACGCTGTACTAGACCAACCTCGACCGCTTCCCCCGCTTCCCGGCGGTATAATTGGGTGCCCCTGCCCCCACAACCACGAAGGAGAAGGAACCATGATGGAACAAATCGCATTCATTCACCGCGTGCTCGTGCTGATTGACGGAGAGACAGAGTCTCTTACCAGCATCATGCCGGATAATTCACTGAACGCGATCAACATTTCCCTATATGCCGATGATGATGACGGAGAGGGCGGCTACTCGCCAGTAATGTGGCGTGTCGTGCGCGCAACACTTGAGAATCACCAATGGATTTACACGGACCTAGCGGAGGGTGATGCCGGCATAGTTGGTGACGAACAAGCCACGCAGGATGCGGCGGAAGCGTTCGCTGCGGCTGTCTCCGAAGCCGCCAAGCACGCTAAGTGACTTCCACTTCCCCCACCTAACATTTCTCCTACCCCCTAAGGAATCCCCTATGTACACCTACGAGTTCACCCGTGAGAACACCCCTGACGGTCGGTCGGTGGCCGGGCGCATGTGCGCCGCCATCCGTGAGGTGACCGGCGACGACACTGCCCCCGTGACCCTGGTCTCCACTTCCGACGGCTGGGAGTGGAGCGACGGTGACCGGACTCTCACTGTCTCCGGCGGTGAGACCTACTGCCGTGAGACCGTCCGTCACGGTCACCTCACGATGATCGCCGGGCTGGGCGCCCGTGACCTCGACGGCGGCGTCAAGTCGACTTCCCGGTACGCGATCACGGAAGTGCTTTGCCACGTTCACGGGCAGGGGCGGGCGATGCGTCGCGTGCTGACCGCCTTGATGGACGCGGGTTTCCAGTTGGATGAGGACGCGGTCACGCCGGGGCGCGTGCCCGTGACCTGGGATGGTGTGCCGGCGGCGACGGTCGACGTGCGCCGGGCGACGACGACGATTCGGGGTGGGCTGGCTGCCGAAGCTCGGGACGCGCTTGCCCGCGCCGGGCTGCTCGGTGGCAAGGTGGCGGCGTTGGTGCACCGGCTGTATGCGTGACCTGGAAGCGGGCAGTGGGCGTGAGCCCCTGCCC